CAGGTGCGCAAGGTTTCGCCGGTTCGGCGAGCGGTACGACGTCGAGCACAGGTAGTGCATCGGGCAGCCCTGACTTGGTCGGTAGTGCTGCTGGGTCTACCACAAGCGCCGGCAATGTGGTCGGTGTTGAGAACGCCAACGGCTCAGTTACGGGATCGCAGGCGAGCGCAGGTGACGCAGATGGTGCCCCTGGCCTGACAGGTAACACCATTGGCTTCAGTGCCAACGGTGGCGCTGCTGGTGGCACGCCTGCCATCACGGGAACCTGTACGGGATTTAATACCTCTAGCGGTTCTGTCACAGGCACAACGCCAACACCTACGCCACCGACACCTACGCCAACCAAGGGCGGCGGGCGTCGCTACTACGTCCAGGCAGCCAAGCGCGAGCCGGTTGTAGCGCAGGGCTTTACGACCGGCGCTAGTACCTCACAGGGTCGCCCACAGGGACGATGTGCCCTTGTCGGTGGTGCGGTTGGCAGATCCACTGCACGCGGCGTTTGTCGTGGCACAAGCCGTCTGAGCGTGTCACCTATTCGCGTGCACATTGACCATGAACACCGACGCCGACGGGCCGAGGACGAGCTGCTGCTGTTGGAGATCACATGACGATCAACACAAGCCTTGTGACATTGGGAACGGCTGCCCAGCAAGTTGTTGGTCCATCAGTTGAACCACAATTTGTGACGATGCACAACATGACCAAAAGCAGTAATGAATACATTTTTTATGGAAACGCAACAGTGGGCACGGGCAACGCACCGCACCTTGATCCAGGCGATACTTTGCAATTGCGCCTATTGCCAGGTGAAGCACTCTATGCGCTTAGTCAGCCTGACGGATTAGAGCTTGGCGTGTTCATTCAGAAGCAGGACAACTAATGCCCTACTTCATCACCGATAGTGCTGAGGGTTGCGACGGCTGGGCAACGATCAAGAATGACGGCGAGGTCATTGGCTGTCACACCACTAAGCAAGCAGCAATAGACCAGATGGTTGCTGTGTCGCTTGCTGAAGATATGGAACCAGGCGGCGAGCGCGCTGTGACTGTTCCGCAGTATGTGCAAGATGCTGCGGCGCGTGGCCTAGAACTCAACCGTGAGGGTTACGGCGGCGACGGTCTGACCGAGGGCACGTTGCGAGAAGCACGCCTTATGGCTCGCGGCGAGATGTCTGACGACAAAGTAGTGCGCGCTAATGCGTGGGCCGCTCGACACGCGCCCGACCTTGACGCCCCTCAAAATAGCGACCCAGACAACGACAACTGGCCTGGTGCTGGTGCCGTCGCTCATTACCTGTGGGGCATCAACCCGCTAAACCCCGAACCTGCAAGGCGCTGGCTGGAACGCCAGGCGGCGCGCATCAAGGACGAAAGGCAGACCATGACCAAGGTGGAAACCCGCCAGGTGCAAGTCCAAGACTTGGAGTTGCGCGAGGAAGGCAGCATCCGCACGTTTGCTGGTTATGCCGCTGTGTTCAACAGCGACAGCGAGCCGCTGCCCTTCATTGAGCAGATCCGACCTGGAGCGTTTGAGCGCACGCTGTCCTCGCGTAACCAAATCAAGATGTTTGTTAATCACGAGGACACCATGGTGCTTGCTTCGACTCGCGCCGGCACTCTGCGCTTGAGCGAGGATAACCGCGGCCTGAAGGTTGAGGCTGACATGCCTGAGACTTCCTACGCCCGCGACCTGTCGGTGCTTATGCAGCGCGGTGATGTGGACTCCATGAGCTTTGGTTTTCACGTCCCGCGTGGCGGCGACGAGTGGAGCGACGATGGCCAGCGCCGCTACCTCAATGAGATTGCATTGCGCGAGGTTTCCGTTGTGACTGGATTCCCGGCCTACGAGGCCACCAGCGCAACCATTCGCAAGGCGCAATTGCTGGCCCAGCGCACCGATACTGACGCCGACGCACTTGCCGACGCACTCACGGCGCTTGAGGCTGGCAATGAACTCAACGAGGACCAAGCCAACTTGCTGGTTGATGTTGTAGACCGCCAGCGCGTCAAGGCTGAGCCAACGGTTGATGCGTCTGAAGTAATCAACGTCTTGCGCGACAAGTTGGACTTGCTGGCTAAGGCCGTCTAGTTCATCGGGGGTGCATTGGTAAGCCCCGCTGCTAAATCCCTACAGGGCCACAGCGGGTACGTCGGTTCGACTCCGACCACCTCCACCATCACCAACTGCGGAGCCGCGTTGGTGTATCCCGGCAGCGGAGCCGCGCCGGATTGTCCCCCTGCGTATCCAACACATCATGCAAAGGAGTAGTCATGGACTACGAGAAGCACCTGCATGAGGAGCGGGCCAAGGCTTACGAGTCGGCCAAGGAGATCCTTGACCGGGCGGCTAATGAGTCCCGCAGCCTCGATGCAACCGAGCGGGAAGGCGTAGACCGCGCTTTCTCTCACATGGACGACCTGAAGGCACGCATTGACGACATGCGCAGCCTTGCTGCCCGTGAGCAGGAAATCGCCTCAGCGACCGCTGCCCACGAGGAAGCACGCACTGTCTCGGCCCCCGTTGCCGATGCACCCAAGTCCGACGAGGACCTGATCCGGTCGTTGTACCGCGGCGAGGTTCGCACTGTGAACTTTGAGCAGCGCGACGTCACCAAGGGCAGCACGGGCGCTCCGGTTCCCACGTCCTTCTACGACCAGGTTCTGTACCTCGCCCGCGAGGTCGGCCCGATGCTGCGTGTCGGCACGGTCATCAACACCGCTGGTGGCGAGACCTTGCAGATTCCGTCACTGTCGGCCTACAGCACCGGCACCATCACCACTGAGGGCAACACCATTGGTGAGTCCGACCCCACCATGAACTCGTTTGTGGAGTTGGGTGCCTACAAGTATTCGTTCTTGACCCAGGTCTCGACTGAGCTGCTTGAGGACTCAGCGGTCAGCATCACCGATCTGATCGCCACCAATGTCGGCAACGCTCTCGGCTACGCCGTGAACTCCGCGCTGACCACGGGCGACGGCTCGAGCAAGCCCAAGGGCGTTGTTGCTGCTGCTGGTTCGGGCGTCACGGGCGGCACTGGCGTGTCCGGCGCTTTCACCTACGACAACCTGATTGAACTCATTTACAGCACCGATGCTGCGGCTCGCGCCCTGCCCGGTTTCGCTGTGATGGCTTCAACCTCGGCCATTGTGGATATGCGCACCCTTCAGGACGGCGCAGGCAACTACGTGTTCTCTCCGTCGCTTGATCAGGCGACTGCTGACCGCGTTGTTGGCTACCCGCTCATTGAGAACCCGGCAATGGCAACTGTGGCTACTTCGGCTAAGTCCGTTATTGCGGGCCACATGCCGTCGTACTACGTGCGCCAGGTCGGCGGGATTCGCCTCGACCGCAGCGATGACTACGCATTTGCCGATGGTCTCGTTACGTTCCGGGCGTCGTTCCGAGTGGATGGGGATCTCCCAATCGCCAGCCACATCAAATACTTCATCGGTGGCGCTTCCTAAGCCTCGGTGAACCCTCGTGAGGGGGTCGCGGGCGCGCAGGACTGCGGCCCCCTCACACCCTGCGCACACTAAGGACAGCTCATGGCAAAGTCTGGAAACCCTGCAAAGACTGCGGGCATCCCGCAGGCCGACAGCCCACGCTCAATTTTGTGGAGTTCAAATTCCCCATATGCGAGTACGGGATACGGACAACAAACAGCGCAAGTGACAACCCGCCTGCGCGACGCTGGGCACAAGGTTGCGATTGCTAGCAACTACGGCCTAGAGGGCACCGTCACTGAGTGGCAGGGAATCAAGCACTTCCCTCGCGGCTTTGACCTCTACAGCAACGACGTGGTGCCAGCGCACTACATGGCCTGGGCGCACGAGAATCCAGACCTAAAGCCGCTCCTGCTGACCTTGTTTGACACCTGGGTGTTCAAGGGCAAGCAGTGGGACATGGTTGAGCAAATCGCGTCCTGGGTGCCGATTGACCACACCCCGTGCCCACCTGAGGTGCTGGCCTGGTGCTCGCGGCCTAACGTCACACCCATTGCCATGTCTAAGTTCGGCAAGGCGATGCTAGATCGAGAGGGCGTTGAGTCTTTCTACGTCCCGCACGCCATTGACACCACGGTGTTCAAGCCCACTGAAAAGTTTGATGCAAGCGGCAGAAAGATGACAGGCCGCGAGTTCATGGAAATCTCAAGCGAGAGTTTTGTGGTCGGCATCAACTCAGCCAACAAGGGTGGCCGCCAGGGCTACAACCGCAAGGCCTACCCCGAGATGTTCTTGGCGTTCGGCATGTGGGCGCAAAAGCGCAATGACGCTGTTCTCTACATCCACACCGAGGACAAAGGCGCTATGGGTGGCATCAACTTGCGCGAACTAGCCAGCGCCTGCGGCATACCTGATGACCGCATCTTCTTTGTTGATCAGTACGCCTACCGCAGCGGCATCCCGCAGAACGTCTTGGCAGCGATCTACACAGATATGGACGTCTTGTTGCAGCCCAGCCTTGGCGAGGGCTTTGGCATCCCTGCTATCGAGGCGCAAGCCTGTGGCACTCCAGTGATCGTGAACAATGCAACTGCTCAGCCTGAGCTGTGCGGCGACGGTTGGATCTGCGAGGGCCAGCCGGTTTGGGACGATGCACAGAAGTCTTGGTGGCTGACCCCATCGGTTCCCAGCATCATTGAGAACCTTGAGGCTGCCTACCAACGAGGCCGAGGCCGCAGCGCTGAGGCCATCAAGTTTGCCAAGGCTTACGACGCAGACACCGTCTACCGTGAACAGTGGGTGCCGGTTCTGGAGGCACTGTGATCCCGGCGCTGATTGTGCCGATATTGACTGGGCCTGAGTTGCTGTATCGAATGGTGGCCAGCATTGACCACCCCGTTGAGCACCTAGTCATCATTGACAATGGGCGCTGCGTTGATCCCTCACAACTTGGCGATTGGGCTGCACGCATTGAGCGCGTGAGCCTGTTGCCAATACCCGCCAACCTCGGCGTTGCTGGCTCGTGGAATCTCGGCATCAAGGTCACGCCGTTTGCCCCCTGGTGGCTCATTGCCAACTTTGACATCGTGTGGCCTGAGGGCAGCTTGTCGCAGCTCGCCTCAACGGCAGGGCGCGCTAACCTTTGCTTATCTGGCGGCTCCCCGCCTTGGTGCGCTTTCACTCTTGGTGACGAGGTTGTCAGCCAGGTTGGCTTGTTTGACGAGGCCTTGCACCCCGCTTATTTTGAGGACAACGACTATGAGCGGCGCACCCTGCACGCTGGCTTTGACGTTGTGCGCACCGACATTGCTGTGCACCACGACAACTCCAGCACACTGCGCCTGGGCTACAGCGACCGCAACGGCCCCACCTTCCAGTCCAATAGCCTCTACTACAGCCGCAAGGCATCCATGGAGGACTACACCGCTGGTGAGTGGCGGCTGGGTATTAGGCGGCGGCAGTCATGGGACTAGATCACCGTTGCTACAAAGACGCCCACGCAGGGCACACCTGCTGGGTCGTGGGCAGCGGCTCCAGCCTCAACCACATTGACCCTGGCTTCTTTGCTGACAAGTGGGTCATGGCGGTGAACTACGCCGGCACCACGTTGGGCTTGCCAAGTTTCTACAGCGTCAGCCACCATCACAGCGACGCTGACGCCATTGCCCGCTATCGCCCCGATCTAACGGTGTTCACCACTGAGGTTGAGCAGCTGCCCGAATGTGATCGCAGCCCAGGGCGAGCGATAGAACCTAACGTTGTCTTTGTTCCGACAACACCCCAGCGCTACAGCGCTTGGAACCCTGAGACCGACTGGCCGAGCGATCCCGACGTGCTGACCATCGGCCCATCGAGCATCCATCTAGCCATGCACTTGGCTGCCTACATGGGCGCAGCGCACATTGTTTTGACCGGTGCAGATTGTGGTGAGTTTGATGACGCAAGCCGAGTGGACGACTACGAGCACCCCCAGGGCCACCTGCACTACGGCATCTGGACTAGCGCCTTGGAAACAATGGCGCGCAAATTGCGCAGCCTGGGCGTCGGTGTGCACAGCATCAATCCGTGGGTCACTCCGCGCCTTGAAGGACACCGCTACAGAACTGACGGCCTCGTCATCAACTGATGCTGCCATGTTTATGGCTGTTGAGATGGCCGTGGACAACCTTTACCGCCGTGGCGAGGCCACGCCCGAGAACATACGCGCCGCCGTTGCCGAGATTTGTCAGGAGAGACCATGACGCTGTACGCCAGCACCGCCGACATTAAGGCGGCATTGCGAGTCACTGACAATGTTGATGACTCGCTGATCTCCATGGCAGGCTCAGCGGCCTCGTCACTCATTGACGGCTACTGCGGGCGCACCTTCGGCACAGTGTCTGAGGTTCGCTACTTTGCGCCAGACAACGGCTACCTGCTGCATGTGGACGATCTCGCTGGCACTGCCATCACTGTGGAATCCAGCACCGTCAGTGACCAAGTCTTTGATGTCACCTGGGCCGTCACCGACTACCAACTAGAGCCACTAAACGCTTACGCAGACGGCCTTGACTGGCCCTACACCCGCTTGCGCGCCATTGACACTCGACTGTGGCCATATGCCTGGGGCGAGGCCACGGTGCGCATCACGGGCACCTGGGGTTGGCCAGCGATCCCTGCGCAGATCACTCAGGCCGCTGTCATTCAAGCCATGCGCATCTTCAAGCGCCTAGACTCACCGCTGGGTGTTGCCGGCTTTGGTGACCTCGGCGCTATGCGCGTATCTAAGGGCTTAGACCCTGACGTGGCCCAACTTGTTGCGCCTTTCGTCAAACACGTTGGTGTTGCCTAATGGCCACGATTTCGGCTATCCGCACAGGCATCGCCACCAACCTGGCGGCCATTAGCGGGCTGCGCACAGCAGCAACAATGCCTGACCAGCCCAACCCGCCCATTGCCATTGTCATGCCGCAAAGCGTGTCCTTTGACACCGCCTACGGGCGCGGCCTTGACACCTACGAGTTTGTGGTGCTGACCATTGTTGGTCGAGTGGATGAACGCACCGCACAAAACTTGCTGGACGGTTACTGCAACCCCACAGGAGCCACCAGCATCAAGACCGCCATTGAGTCCGACCGGACTCTAGGCGGTGAAGTGCAAGACCTGCGCGTAACCGAAATGCGCAACTACTCGTCCGTTCCGGTAGGTGAGATCACCTACCTGGCGGCTGAGTTTGTTGTGACTGTCTACGCAACCTAAGAAAGAAGGGCAACCCCATGGCCAAGTTCGTGGCTACCGACTACAGCATCACCATCAACGGTGACGACTTCAGCACCTCGCTGGCGTCCGTTGATCTGTCCATTGAGTCTGACGACGTGGAAACCACTGCCTTTGGTGGCGAGTGGCGCACCCGCGTTGGTGGCCTCAAGTCGGCCTCGCTGACTCTCGACTGGCACCAAGACTTTGGCAGCTCCAGCGTGGACGCCACGCTGTACCCGCTGCTCAACACCATCGCCACGGTCGTCATCAAGCCGACCAGCGGCGCGGCATCAGCAACCAACCCGTCCTACACCGCGACCTGCCTGGTGAACGCCTACCAGCCGTTCGCGTCCTCGGTTGGCGATCTCGCAACTCTCTCGGTGACGTGGCCGGTTTCGGGCACCGTCACTCGGGCGACGGCCTAGCCACAGCCCTTAGCCCCCTGTAAAGGAGTTCTGCGCCATGATGAATGTTGCCCTGTCGGTTGAATACAGCGATGGGTCGGGCGTGGTGGTAAACGCGACCACGCCCGACCTCATTGCCTTTGAGCGCAACTTTGACAAGCCCTTCACGGTGTTTGCCGACAGCCTGCGCCTTGAGTATTTGGTCTGGCTTGCCTGGCAAACACTCAAGCGCCAGGGCAAGACAGCACTGGAGTTTGACCCGTGGGTTGAGACCGTTGGCGGCATAAGCCTGGGTGAAGCGGTAGACCCGGTCCCTTTGGAGAGTCAAGCGCCCACTGGCTCCTAGTCCACTTGGCATACGAGTGGCGGGTGTTGCCGAGCGATTTGGCTAACGAATCGCCACGAATGTTGGCGACCATGTACCGCTATTTGCGTTGGCGGGCTGGTGAACAGCGGAAGGCGGCGAGCAAGTAATGCCATTGCAAATTGAGATTGATACCGACATAGCCGCCTTCATCAATCGCCTTGAGAAGTTTGACAAGGAAGTTAGCAAAGAACTGAAAAAGAACATGCGCGCTGGCGCTAAACATGTCGTTGATGCTGCCCGCCAGGAACTAAGCAGGGTGCCAGACCCTCCCCTAAGCAACTGGGCATATTCGTGGGTTGAGCAAGACCGCACAGAAAATGTGCGCAACTTGGTTTACAGCGCAGCAAAAGCCAAGAGTGGACTCAAGGTAGCAACGTTTCGCGCTCGCCGACGAGGCCGCACAGTTGGCTTTGGGTATCAAGCAGTGCAGAAAGATCCAGCAGCATCAATCTTTGAGCTTGCGGGGACGCGTAATGCGATTTCCACGGCAACTCGCGCTGGCTCATACACATTCAATGCAAACATAAACAGGCGCTACAAGCGTTGGCGTATTCCTCGCCTTTTGTATCCCGCTTACTACGTCGGTATGCCCAAGGCGCGTGAAGAAATGCAGCGAGCACTCACTGAGGCACGCAGAAGGGTTGGACTCTAATGGCTAAAGATGGCATCAGAGTTCACATCTATGGCGACTACGACGATAAGCAAATAAACAAGGTCCAACGTGATCTTGAAAGCCTTAAGACCAATGCTGGCCAAACTCAACAAAAGTTCGGCGCAATGTCTAAGGGCATGAAGATCGCCGGCGCAGCCATCGCCGCTGCCGCTGCTGCTGCTGCCTACGGTGTTGTGCGATTTGCCGGCGAAAGCATTAGCGCCGCCAGTGATCTTGAGGAATCGCTGAGCAAGGTGCGCACCGTCTTTGGTGACGCATCAGGCTCTGTTGAGACCTTTGCCAAGGACGCCGCCGTCAATCTCGGTTTGTCGGAGCAGGCAGCCCTTGAGGCCACGGGCACCTTTGGCAACTTGTTCACCGCCATGGGTATCAACGCTGGCAAAGCGGCGGGACTGTCCACTGAGGTTGTGCAACTCGCTGCTGACCTTGCCTCGTTCAACAACATTGACGTACAGGAAGCCATTGTTGCTTTACGCTCTGGCCTGGTCGGTGAGACCGAGCCGCTGCGCCGCCTGGGTGTCAATCTGTCTGCAGCACGCATTGAGGCTTATGCACTAGAGAGTGGCCTGGTTGCTACCAAGGGCCAACTCGATGCTGCGACCAAGGCTCAGGCTGCCTGGGCACTAATTACGCAAGATGCTGCAACTGCGTCTGGTGACTTTGCTCGGACCTCCGATGGACTTGCTAACACGCAGCGCATCTTGCGCGCTGCTGTAGATAATGCAAGTGCGAGTGTCGGCAAAGGCCTGGTTATTGCATTACAGGATGCTACACAGCAGGCTGGTGGTCCTGAGGGACTAGCAAATGCCATTGAAAGTGTGGGCGAGGAAATCGGCTACATGGTGCGCGGCGGCGCAACCGTTATCCAATATCTTGACGATTTGGCTGATGGTTTCAATGAAGTAGCCAGGCGCGCCGGTTTTGCTGACGAGGACACCGACAACCTGGGCAAGCAGTTGTCACGGCTATTGAGTCGTGGACCACAAGAAGGCATCAAAGTCATTGGCAATGCACTTGCCGATTTGGGTCGAGAGCAGGAGGCAGCGGCAGCAGCCACTGCTGCAATGGCTGATGTCATGTCTGGCTCAGTCAAGCCCGCTGATCACCTAGCCAACTCATTAGACAATCTACGCGCTAAGACGGATGCCGCTGGCGATGCTGCCCGCGCCTACGTCGAGCAGACCGGCGTGCAGTTGTTCCAGATCCAGGCCGCCAACAAGACTTACCGTGATGCTGGTGTGCGAGCACATCGCATGGCTGAGGACACCCGCGAGGCTGCTGAGGCTGCTGACAAATTGACGAGGTCCACTGGGGCCTCCGCTCGCAGCGTTGACAAAATGCGCATCAACTTCAAGCAGGCCGCCAAAGACTTTGGTGATGCGCGGGTCAGCATTGAGGGCGACGCAGTCAAGGTCAGCGAGGCCCTTGGTAATGCCTTTGAGGCTCGTACTGAGGTGTTCCGCAACGTCGTGCGAACCCAAGTAGGCATCATTCAATCGGCCACCGCTGAGTTGGACTCCTACGCCGATAGCGTCACTAACACCATTCTTGGCAGCCTCGACTTTGCTACCACTGACGCTGAGGGCAACCCCTTGACGCCTGAGCAAATCTTCCAGGCAATCATGGGCGACATCGACAACCGTGAAGCGGCGGTCAAGGCCATCGCTGAGTCCAACATTATGACTCGCTTACCTGAAGCCTTGGCGCAAAAAATCCTGACGCTGCCACCTGATGCGGCTGTGGCTCTGGCTAACTACTTCAGCGCTAATCCGGCGCAATTGGAGCAGCTCACAAACAATTACAACGCTTTGGCGACATACACCAAGACAGCGCTAGGCGTGCCAATGGCTGAGACCTTTGCCAAGGTGGGCGACGAGTCGGCGGTGGAGATGATCGCCAATGCCCGCGAGCGCATCGGCAAGGCAGCCGACAACTTCAAGAAATACGTCAAGCGCAAGTTGTCCACCACCATCACTGTTGGCGTGCGTTATCAGGCACTCAACAGCCTGCCTGGTGTCAGCGGCGGCACTATTGACGTGCAGACAAGGGCAAATGGCGGCCCGATTAGTGCAGGGATGCCAACGCTGGTGGGCGAGCGTGGGCCTGAGTTGATTGTGCCCGCTGTTGATTCCACGGTGGTGCGTAGCGAATACATGCCACGCGGCGGCGGCTCGACTATCAACCTGACTGTCAATGCAGGCATGGGCACCGATGGCCGCCAGGTTGGTCGGCAGATTGTTGAGGCGTTGAAGCAGTATGAACGCAGCAACGGCCCGGTTCCGATCAAGGTGGCCTGATGGCTGTCAAGGTTGTCTTTGCCTTTGACCAGGACGCTGGCGGCGTCACTAACTTCTTTCAGTTAGATGACACAGTCAAGGGTGTGCTGGATAACACCACCTACACCCTGGGTGGTGCGTTCTCGCTGGTTAATGTCACTGAGTATGTGCGCACTCTGACGATCTCTCGTGGCCGCTCGCGGCTGCTGGATCGCACGCAGGCAGGCTCAGCGAACATCACCCTAGACAACCGTGCTCGACTGTTTGACCCCACTGCTGGCACAGCCATCAGCCCGTACTCGTCCAGCATCCTGCCGCGCAAGAACGTGCAAGTGAGCGTAGATGACCAGCCGGTGTTCTCAGGTTTGGTGGATGACTGGAACCTGGACTATGACGTGTCGGGCGACAGCACCACTACTGCTGTTTGCGTGGACGGCTTTGTCACCTTGGGTCAGGTTGCCGTAGGCACAGCGACCCGCTCGGCGCAACTGTCTGGCACTCGTATTGATGCTGTGCTGACAGAGGCTGACTGGCCAACGAGCAAGCGGGCGCTGGATACCGGCGAGGTGTCGCTGCAAGCCGACACCCCAGGCGAGGACACCAACGTGCTCGCCTACATTCAGACGGTCACTGACACTGAGTTTGGCGTGTTCTACATGGACCGCGCTGGCTTGGCCACGTTCATTGACCGCGACGGGGCGCAGGACTTCACCACGCCCACGGTGCTCGGCGGCACGGGTATCCCGATCTCTAGCGTGCAGATTGATTACGGCACTGAGCAGCTCTACAACCAGGTAACGATCAGCCGTGACAACGGCGGTACCGCTGTGGTGACTGATGCCACGAGCCAGACGGCCTACGGAATCAGCGAGTTCTCCAAGAGCGGCCTACTGTTTGACAACGACACCGACCTGGACACGCTGGCTGATTACCTGCTGAGCAGATACAAAGACCCTGTCTACCGCATCCAGCAGGTGTCGGTGTTGATGCAAGGCCTAGGCACCGCTGATCGTGCCGCCGTGGCGGCGCTTGATGTTGCCGACCCGTTGCAGGTGACATTCACTCCAGCTGTCGGCTCGGCCATTACTCAATACGCAACGTTGGACCGCATTGAGCACACCATCAGCCCTGCCTCGCATGTGGTCACGCTCAGCATGTCGCAGGCGCAGCCGTCGTTCATTCTGTCGGATGCGGTGTTCGGTGAACTTGATGATGACCGGCTTGGGTTCTAGGAGGTAGCGCAGTGGCGGGACAGGGTTTCAAGACGTTCACGGCTGGTGATGTTTTGACGGCTGCTGATGTGCAGGGGTACATCATGGATC